CCAGACCTATGCCGCTGTACGGCGTCCCTGGTCTTATTGATCACTTCTAGCAACGGCGAACCGATGTCGAAGGTTCTGGCAAGGCCAGTTCTTCGACGTCGGGGCGGCGTAACACAAGGGAAAACAAAATGACACCAGCAATGGGCGCAGTAATAGGAGGCGGCCTAGGCGCACTCGGTAACGTCATCGGTGGATGGTTCGGCTCCAAAGGACAAGCGTCCGCAAACGCGGCTAATCTTCAGATTGCCCGCGAACAAATGGCGTTCCAGGAAAGAATGTCCGGAACCGCCTACCAGCGCGCAGCAAAAGACCTCAAGGCCGCGGGTCTCAACCGCGTACTCGCCCTGGGTAACTCTGCGAGCACTCCTCCCGGCGCTAGCGCCACAATGCAAAATGAAGGCGCAGCCAAACAAGCCGCAGCTATCCAGATCGGCAATATTGCATCCGCAACAGCACTCAACTACGCGACAGCGCATCTCAAAACAAAACAAGCCGAGGCGCTCGGTATTCCGGCGTCCATCGGCGAAGGCGGCGGCGACGTAATCGACGAACTCAAGACCGGCGCAAAGACTATGATCCCTTGGATGATCAAGGGAATCGGCCATCTTAAAAACGAGGGAATGAAATTCCTTGAGAAACTTAAAACTCAGACGACCTCATCGGCAAAACAGCCGAAAATATCAGCAATGGAAATGCTCGAAATGAACTACGCCGAACAGAACATGGTTCGGCCGAAAGATCGCGCTCGCGTAACTGTCGATATGGTTCGGAAGAATCTCGACCTCAACACAAAAAACATGACCGATGAACAAATCGCTCAATACATAATTGATAACCCGGCCCGGGTTGAAAGGATGCTCAAAAGATGGCGGATGCAAAATCTAAATTAAAAACGCGGCCACACGCGATTATCTTTACTCAACCCAGTTTGACCAGGCAATCGTTCAAAGACGAATGCGACGTAAATCAAATCGTCAAACGGTATACGGAGACAGGAATGATCAATCACATTCCGAGGACTACCCCTAAATACGGCGATGCCCCTGAAGGAGACTTTCTGGAGGCGGCAATAGTTAACGCCGATATCGCCTCACAAATAGAGGCAGGAACCCTCGACATGGACGCTATTGCGTCCGAACCTGAAGCGGAGCTCCCGCTCGAAGCGGAACCCGAAAAGGCCGAAGAGGCCTCTCAGGAGCCGTCAGGCGACCCGTCAAGCACGCCTGAACAAAGTGCTTGACGCGCAGATTATCCTCTTGTATATAATCTGCTAGGTGACAAAGGGGCGACACCCCCACAGTCACCGCACAATAAAACAACAGGAGCGCAGCGACCCATGCACACCAGAGTATGCAAAGTATGTAAAAAAACGGTCCCGATGGTAAATTTCTGGACCGACGATGCCTGCAAATACTGTTGGGCAAAACAAGGAAAATCAATCTACAGGTATGACTATGCGCCGCACAAAAATGAAAAAACGCAAATCCCGGAAACTCTTTTCTCGGACAGCCCGGAAAGTACATAAACGGAATATGCCAGGGCGAATCATGCGCGGCGGCATCCGACTCTAAAAAAAAGGCCCGGAGCTCGACCCAGCCCCGGACCCAAAAGGCAGAAACAAATCATGGCTTGTCTCTACCCAAAACCAGCTTACCTTAGCTCCGAAGGTAAAGTCACATTCGTTCGACATGAAAAAGCTCTTGGCTCTAACGGCTTTATCCATATCCGCTGCGGGATGTGTAATGGTTGTAAAGCAGACCATGCCCGCGACTGGGCCATACGCTGCTACCATGAATCACAAATGCACAACGTCTCGTGCTTCGTCACGCTCACCTATGACGAAACCCACCTCCCCGCCTGCGGCTCACTCGACAAACGCGATCTACAACTGTTCTGGAAAAACCTCAGAGCAAAATTAGGCGTATCTATACGATATTTTGCAGCCGGGGAATATGGGACCCGGAAAGGCCGTCCTCATTATCATGCGATAATTTTCGGATGGATGCCTTCGAAACGCTACCCCGTAGACATCTCCGACAAAGGACACATTCAATACACCCACCCGATCCTTCAGGATGCGTGGCAAAAACGAGGGCGAATCGTATTCACCGATTTCGACCCTTCATGCGCCCGTTACGTGGCGCACTACACGGCAGACAAACTAAAATCTTATGCTGCCGATTCAATCGACCCAGAAACAGGACTACGACCCTATGAAAAACTTGACATACAGACCGGCGAAATATGGCAACTATGCCCGGAGTTCCAAGTATCATCCCTCAAGCCAGCGATCGGACTACGTTGGCTTGAACTTTACTACGCCGAGGTCTTTCCAACAGATTCAGTGGTTATGGACGGCAAAGAGTATCCGCCACCTCGGTTCTATTACAAATGGCTCAAAGACAAACATCCGGATCTCTGGGCCGAAGTCAAAGCCAAACGCCTTAAAGCAAACGCTGACCTACCTTACGAAAAAGGCGTCCGACTTCACCAGAAAGCACAAGCAGTAAATGCCAGGCTAACTAAATACAAACGACCCACCCACGATAAGGAACCACAAAAATGATTCACAATGTTTTCACAATCTATGACGCGAAAGCTGAAGCGTACCTCCCTCCGTTTATCTTGCCTAAAACTTCAATGGCAAAACGCACGTTCTCAGACTGCGTAAATTCAAAAGACCACCAATTCGGCGCACATCCGGAGGATTACACCCTCTTCACCATCGGCACCTTCGATGACGAAACCGCTCAGTACAACCTCTTATTGACTCCGGAAAGCCTTGGACTCGGAATTGAGTACGTGATAAAAGAACCCGATACAGAACAACTTGACATGATCGGGGATACAAATGGCGCGCAAATACGGAAAATCGAAGGGTAATCACACATTCTCACAAGTACCCAAGGCCCAAATACCCCGGTCATCCTTTGACCGTTCATCTAGCCTGAAAACCGCGTTTGACGCGGGCTACCTCGTTCCGATCTTCGTTGACGAGTGTTTACCGGGCGATACATTCAACCTGTCAGCCTCCCTGTTCGGGAGGCTGGCAACTCCAATCAAACCCCTCCTTGACAACCTGTACCTTGAGACGTTTTGGTTCTTCGTGCCAAATCGCCTTACCTGGCAAAACTGGGAAAAATTCAACGGTGCACAGGATAATCCGGCGGACGACACGGACTTCACTGTCCCAACCTTCGATATAAATGCTGGCGCAGAGGTATCCAGCATTTTCGACTACTACGGCCTTCCGACCGCCGACCAGCTAAGCTCGGTAATTGCGGTTAATGCGCTGCCGTTTCGCGCCTACAATCTGATTTATAACGAATGGTTTCGGGATCAAAACCTTCAAGATAGTGTTCTTGTCGATACTTCTGATACGGATCTCTTTACAAACTATACAATGTTAAGACGTGGCAAGCGTCACGACTACTTCACCTCAGCACTTCCGTGGCCCCAAAAAGGTGACCCGGTTACGGTTCCTTTGGGCAATACTGCTCCGGTTATTTCCGACCCGGCTACTGACGGCCAGCCGTTGTTTAACGTCGGTACTGCATCTGGAGCGCTTTATTCGGAAAATGGTCAAGATACTGTCCATTGGGGCAGTGCTGGCTCTGGTACTACTCCGGCCGCATGGAATGACCCCAAACTCGTCGCTGACCTTTCGGAAGCTAGTGGCTTCACCATCAACCAACTTCGACAGTCCTTTCAAATTCAACGCTTACTTGAGCGCGATGCGCGAGGTGGCACACGCTATGTCGAAGTTTTAAAAGCACACTTCGGAGTCACCTCACCGGACGCGCGACTGCAACGCCCCGAGTTTCTCGGTGGCTCGTCGCAAATGATCTCTGTCGCGCCTATCCCTCAGCAATCTCCCTCCGACATCGCTGTCGATCTAACCCCGCAGGGTAATCTCGCGGGTATGGGAGTTGTCCAGGCTAAAGCTGGATTCACTAAGTCGTTCGTGGAACATGGTTACGTTATCGGCCTCGCAAATGTTCGGGCCGATCTCACCTACCAACAGGGACTCAACCGCATGTGGTCCCGTTCTACTCGGTTCGATTTCTTCTGGCCTGCGCTGTCTCACCTGGGCGAACAGGCAATTCTCAATAAAGAAATCTTCGCCCAGGGAAACGCCGAAGACGACAACGTCTTCGGGTATCAGGAATCTTGGGGCGAATACCGTTACAAACCGTCGCAAGTTACCGGTATTATGCGTTCGACAGCTCCGGAGCCGCTCGACGTATGGCATCTGGCCCAGGACTTCGCGACTCTTCCAACACTGTCCGGAGAATTTATCGAGGACAACCCACCAATCGACCGCGTAATAGCGGTCCAAACCGAACCCCACCTACTTCTCGATGCTTACTTTAAACTTAGGTGCGCCAGACCTATGCCGCTGTACGGCGTCCCTGGTCTTATTGATCACTTCTAGCAACGGCGAACCGATGTCGAAGGTTCTGGCAAGGCCAGTTCTTCGACGTCGGGGCGGC